ATCATTAACAGGTGTTCCGCTTATAGTAAGTGTATACCATAATTGTCCTGCTGAATCTATCCCCCATAATCTGTCATCCCAAAAAGCAAGATACTTTGCATCTGTATCCATGTTGTAAACAGTAGTTGCACTAGAAAAATAACTATACCCTGTAGTATGTGCTACTACTATATAGTCTGTACCAGCCATACGAACAGTAATAGAATCACTAGGAGTGCTAGGGAAAGAATAAGCACTACTGCTACTAGTAACCCTAGTCCACCTGTCACTAGCTTCTGAGTAATAATATGGAGCTGTTCCCCATCCTGCATATAATATAGCTGCTAGATCCTGTATAAACGATATTATTCCTGTAATACTGTCACCATCAGCATCTGTAGCAGCCGTAGCCGTAGACTTAGCAGGCAATACTAGATGATGCCTGTGTCTAAGATTACAGGTTGAATACCAAGCTCTATCAGCATCAGAAGCCCCCTGCATCCTTTCTACACCTATACCGCCCCTCCAGTCACTCCATGCAATAACAGAACTTCTTAAACTAGAATCCTTAGTAGTATCTCCTATAACAACCTTAGACGGATATATAGAAGCTAATACACTTTGCACTGGCCTGCTTAATGGATAATATGTTCCACCAAGAGATATCTCATTTTTTGATACTACCTTCTCTGCCATTATTCAACTGTCCTCACATTCATAAGGATAGGGAACCTTCTCTTGGCTTGTTCTGACAAACCAAACTCGAAAGATGCCTGTTGCCTTAATGCATCAGGATCAGTAGCTGGGCCAGCAGAAGCTGCCAATAATGCTATTGAGGTAGCCCTGGATATAACATATGAATCATCTATCTCAGTAGTAGCTGTATCAGAAGACAATAAAGCAGGTTCATCTCCACCTGTGAGTTTTAATAAACCATACCCAACTTCAAACTTACCAGATTCAGTTATAGTTAAATCCCCAGCTTCCTTATCTATACCCCATAAACGCCGATCTAACCTTTCCCATACAGCAGTATCGTTTTGCACTGCCTTAATGTCATCTAACCAGACTGTACATGCCCCTAGATCAGAGTCGTACTCTAATCCTACTGAAATAATAGCTGTGTCAGTCTCAGGGTTAGCTAATGCGATCCTTACATATGTCCATGTGTCTGCACTTAATGCAGGAACACTTAGTGTCTCTATGGGAGTTGCACAACTTGCGGTATCATCTAACAATATCTTTAAGTTACCCGCAGATGTGGCTACTGTACTTTTTACCCAACACTCTAAATAATCATACTTACTTATATCTTTGCTATCTATAGAATCTGTAGCTATGTCCCCAGCAGAAGCCCCTGCAGCTATCACAAACTTGTTAGCCCCAGTACCTTTCTTCTTATCCTCCGTATCAACACTGGCAGTAAAATCCGAATCTACAGTCTCGTCAAATACCTCATTACAACTATGAAGTAAAGTAAAAGAAACTGCACTCCTGTAATAAACATTGTTTACCATTGATATGTTAGAAGGTATATCGTATCTAAGGCTTGATCCATCAGCATGTAAACCTAAATTCTCTATAGGGTCATAAACTAACCCTGTTGCCTCTATAATTGCCTGATTAATAAACTCATCAATAATTTCTGGATTATACCCCTTACTCCATATCTCAAAAGTATCACCAGCAACAGTAGAGAACGATAAAGCCTGTTGTAAAGTTATTCTATAAGCAGATGCTGTGTAGTCACTTGCAATTCTAGTTTCAGCATTATCAGAGTTACTTGTGTCAAAAACTGTAACCCAATTACCATTATAGTTGTCATCTCCACCAACAAACGTCAGTGATATTAACGTGGTCGTAGATCCCGCATCGTAAGTAGTGCCTGTTTCAAGAGCACCTAACCTATATCCTATAGATTGCCTAAGTTGTTTTCTTGTCCTTGCTTGTATCGGCATTATTTGACTCCTGCAATTCTATTACAGTTCGTTTTAAAGCTGATACCTGGAGTTCTAAGTTAACAATAATAGCTATCTTTACTCTAAGTAATTCAGCATAATCATTTTGTGTAATATTAATTTCAGTATTATTTGCGACCATTATGTACCTCTATAATATATCCTGTTATTCGTACTCTCTTTTCGCTTAGAATTATAAACCCTAAACTCCTCTATCTGTCTGCCTATTTCTTTTCTTTGATCCTCTGTAGGTTTCTTCGTATCATTAAAACCCTTACATTCCAGAAGAAAATTCTCCAATGCTTGAGCTGCCATATCCTCCACATGATCCCTGGACACTTCAGGGTCAGCAGGTATTTTAACCATTTGCCTTCTGTCTGTCACAGGATCATAAAACTGGAACGTGTGGATAACTATGGACGCAGAAGTCTCGCCATTATAACCAACGAGTTCTTCGCCAATATAAGTAGAGCCTTGAGGCGTCCATAGTTCAACCATTTTCTTACTGCCTAATGTTTAACATACACCATTGGTTGTCTGAGTCTACCGCAGGTATACCCATTGCAGTACCAATGTTAACAATGTCTGCTTCATCGGAGTAATCAGTTCTTTCTGCTTCTCCATCTTCACCGCTTGCCTGTGACCATGTTATTGCGTCACCAACAACACCTACCTGTGCCCCTAATCTTACAGAACATGGCCCTGCTGTCTGTACCCAACAGAAATAATCTGCTGTTACAGGTATAACAGTTACACCAACAACTCCAGTAGTCATAGTTCCATCACCATCAATGATCTTGATGTCTTTGTAAGGACTGTACATCAATCCAAACAAAGAAGATGTGGTTAACGCTGTTCTGAGTCCATCTGGTTCATCAATAGTAATTGATAAGCCAGTTGCACCAGATACCGCAGTATTAGACTTAACTTTGTAAGTTTCGCCTTGTCCTGGGCCATCGTTAAAATAAAGATATCCATCTTTATACTGGTCTTTAGTAGTAGTAAGAGAAGTGCCACTAGTAAACGTAGTATTCCCTGCTGACGTAGCAGCGGCTGCTACATCCATGTCGTGAGCTGCAACTGCAGCAATACCATCTACTAAGTAACCACCATGAGTAATAGCTGTACCGCTATTTTCAGCATAATAAAACACTCTACCATCTGGGGTAGTTGCTCTTGTACCTAGCTTCTGTTTTTGCTCAGAAGTCTCTACTTTTTCTTGTCCATAAGACAAATTTATTGTTAATGGAAATGCCATTTCAAACCTCCTTCAAGGTTATTTATTTAAGCAGGTTCAAAGCCCTGCGATAAACCGATGTTGTTTTTAAAGGACTCTGGAAGGCTCGGTCTATCTTTACACCTTCCAGAACCCTATTAAACTACTGTGTTTCGTGTACCTTGCGTCTGTGTGACTTCATCTTTGGTGCTAAACCAAAGGCTGTCTTAGCCTCACCAACGTAATCACATAAGTTACAAGCCTCAGTAACCATGTCTGGCTTCTCGGCTAGCTTCTTAAAAGATTCAGCACACCATCTACAACTACAATCAGGCCCAGGTTTCCATGTAAACAAACCTATCCTAGCCTTCTTTTGCACATAGTCAGGATTACCAGGTACATTATCCATGTAAGTACCTACTTCATCCATGATCTCACCTTCTACATTATATGAAGCCTTATGCCTATACAATCTAGTTTTAGGAGTCCATTCGTCTATGTATTTTAAAGAATAACCTAAACCAGCTAATTCTTCTTTTAACTTGTTTCGTTCAGTTATGTTTGTTGACATGATTTACCCCTGCCTAAGTTTAGTTGTTACTTGCCAAAGCTGTTACATCAAAAGTAACACCAGCACCTCTGGAGTCATCTAATTCAAAAACTCCATAATCTGCCGTTAAAACTACTTCGGTTGCCCGAAGTGATGCATCTCTTTGACGTTCAGTTCTAGTCTCTACGCTAGTTAAAGTTGCCAATGCTGACTTGTCAGCTATCACACCAATACCATCACCAGAACTATCTTCTGTTATGTTTCCATCTTCAAAGATAGCTACGTTGTTCATTGGTCGCAATCCACTCCAGAAACTCTTGAGCAAATCTTCTGACCAACCTTCAGGTATAGCTGATGGACTAGAAGCTACCGTAGCAGCTTCTTTAGAAAGGTAAGCTACTGCGTTTGGATGATGCAATATGTATATCTGCGATCCAAAGTTATTAGCTTTCGCATAAGCGATAATACCTTGTACGTTAGAAGCCTTCATATACTTAGTAGCAGCACCTAATTTAGTACCACCATTTAAGTTTGTATATAAAGCAAGAACATCTTTGTCCTTCTTTCGAGCCATACCATCACCAAGCTGTTTTCCTATCATAGTGAAAACATCAGTAGTTCCGTTTTGTCGTACTAACTTGTCAGTCAATACTACTTTAGCTCCAACTTCTGCTGCTGTTAAGTCAACAGTAGACATTCCGATATCTTCTTCATCAATGATATCTTGTCCGTCAACCAAATCAGACATTGTCATCTGTCCAACTTTAGGAACGGTTACCTGCTTATTACCCTTTGGAAGATTAAACTTCTGTGTAAGAGCCATAGCTGGTGCGTTGTGCTCCTCAGTATACCGAGCAGCAGCGATTATTGTTTTCTGGGCATTTTCTAAACTACCCGTTGTGGCTGTCTGAGCCATGATTTACCTCGCTTGTTATTATTTAAATTATTTATATCAACCTAAACCAGCAGCCCTTCGTGCTGCCGCTGATGCTTGTTCAGAACGATCACCTTGATTGTACTTTTCAAGCCACCTATCCTCATCATTAGAAGCAGCAGGCGTACTTTGACTGTCATCAAAGTCCTGCGAAGGAACCAACTGTGCCCTCAGCCTAGTTAATTCTGCATCCTTGTCTCTATCAGACTTGATGCGTTTCGCAGCTTCTTCCATGCTTTCAGGAGTGGTGTGTTTACGCAACTCAGATAAGTCTGCTAATTGCAGACTATATGTTTTAGCAAAATGTTCTGCTGCATTGGCTTGACCCTGTACGAATCTTTCCCTTTGCAGACTGTCTTGCTGAATTTTAGATATATTACTCTGGGTAGCAGACCAATCTTCAGCTAATTGAGTTGCCTGTTCTGGCAAATAGCCAGCACCCTCTAGTTGAGTTCTATATGTTTCTTTCTGCTGTATCAACTCTGATTGCTGCTGTTGAGCTCTATACTGTGTATTTTGTTGCTCAATTTCCTGTATACGCTTTTCCAAATCATCAGTTGGCGGTGGCATTACAGGAGCCTCAGCAGCAGGGGGAGGTGGCTCAACAGAAGGCTGTTCAGTACCTTCTGATGTAGAAGCAGTGTCTGGCTCGGTAGATGGCGATGCATCTGCCTCAGACACACTATTACTACCATCAGGTGGTGTATCCACATCATTAAACTGATCAGTGACATCCACAGTAGTATTAATAGGATTTTCTATAGGTTGTTGTTCTGGTTGTTCTGCCTTATTTACCATTATGTACCTCTACTTTTATAATTTGCTATTACTATTATACAATAAATTTATTCATACATCTTAGAATAATAAGCCCTACCTTCTCTAGTTATAGGACTTCTATAATAATCCTCACCATGCCAAAAAATCAACGTAGTTTCAAGAATAGCCTTGCCATCATTAGCTAAAGCATCCTGTATAATCATGTTTCTCCTCATAACATTACGCCTATTAACCATAGTTTTGATGTAACGATTAGCCTCCCTGAGTCTAGACTTAGTTATACTATCTGCATTCAAATACTCATCCCACATAGACTGAAATCGATCAGCACCTTGTTGTAACCCAGGATACAACTCCATAACATCTCTACCAACATTCCAATAAGTAGACATTAATCTCCTTGCCTGATAATAACTCTTAACAGTGTCGGAATCATTAGCTTCTCTTCGTCTCATGAAATTAGTATAAACCTCATCACCCTTTGCCTCAGAAGAAACCCTAAGAGCATCAACATACTCATCTAAAGCCGTGAAATACTTACCCCATTCAACATTAGTAGGATCATCACTAGGTGGCTCGATAGCATAATAACCAGCAAGAGCAACATCAGCAGCATCTCGCATATCAGCAACATTACCAGCTATTGTATTTATAGACTGATAATAAGCCTCTCTAGCCTCTTTAGGCTGTGCATAAATAGAACCTGGATATTCCTCTGAAAGGCGATCAATATCATGCCTGTAAAGAGCCCAGTTAGCAGAACGGCTTTCTATCCATTCTTTAGGAGTCATTCCATTACCCCTACCCTTAGAGACAAATAAAGATAACTCATCATCATCTTTGTCCTGTTTGAATTTAATAGCTTGTCTGTCCTTAGCTGCCTGCTTGCCTGCCTTATACGTGGCATCCTGATCTATATCAGGAAAACCCTTTTGAGTCTCAGACCTAGCCAATTCCCTTAAACCACCACCTCTTTGTGGATAATAAGATCGTTTTAAAGCATCATAAATAGGAGTGGTTGATTCAGCTTCTTTCATTTCCTTCCGAAATTCAGCATAATCCTCTTCAGATAAAGAAGCTATAAACTCTTTTCGTTCAGTAGGAGTCATGTTTTGCCTAAACTCCTTCACATGCTGCTGCATTGGCCTAGGCTCTATACCCCTAAGATGTCTGAAAACGTCTATGCCCTTGTCAGTCATGTTTAACGATTCCCTACCAATAGTGCCAAATATGTTCTCATATAAATGTTCTAACCTCTGAGGACTAGTAACCAATTCTTCAAAAAACTCAGGTACTGGTAACCCATCAGGCAATACATCATCAATAGCACCAGCTAAGTTCCTAGCTGTTTTAGATGTATACTTGCTATACTGCTCTTCTGGAGGTAACTCCTGTAAATCAGGATCAACTATATCTCTATCAAAATACCTATCTCTTCCAGTAAGCTCCTCAAGTGCCACATTAGCAATCTCTGGCAATGGAATTATATTATCCACATCCAACGGACTTGTGCTCCTACCAAGCTCACTGAAAAACTTAGCTTTATCCATAGGCACATCTTCGTCAGTAGCCTCATCAATAAACGTAGCAGTTTGAAATAACATATTCCACTCACGTAATTTATGAGGAGCAACAATATAATTAGGCTTCGGTCTTCCTGTAGCAGGGTCTATAATAACATCCCCATTCTCATCTTTATCAGGAGGCAACATAAATATCAAGGAATTATATCGGATATAAGAAGGTATGTCGTAATACAATGGGGTTCCATTAAACTCAAATTGCTTGTTCCATTGATTCTGTATCAACATGTATGTACTCAATGCAGCCCCCATACGTAAAGCAGCAGCTTTAGGCCCACCTGAAACCTCATCAAAAACCCTTCCAGAAAGCCCAGTAGTACGCTTACCCAATGCACCTAAACTTAAGATTCTAGTAGCTTCATTTATATAATGATCCATCTGCTCTGTAGTACTACCCCATTGATATATATCCTCGCCACCCTTACGACCAGGCTCGCCCAATGCTCCCCTGACCCTAGGCTTAATAACAGGGAATAAATTTACCCCCAAAGACCTGAAAGGCATTTTAACAGCTTCCATAGATGCATTTAAAAACAAAAAGTATTCATTCCACTTTCGTATTTGATTACCACCCCTAGCGAAATCTAACGATGCCTCAATTCCATTAGAAGCTGCCCTCTGAAACTCAACAGACTCTGCAAACCCTTTAGCAGCAGAATCCATCATATCACTTGAAATCCTATTACCATTAACATCATAAACCCTTCTCCATCCCTCTCGCATCTCCCTGTTAAATTCTTCTAAAGAGAGTTCTTTGAATATACGATCATACTCCTTCTGCCCAATTTGCTTGACTAAAGACTTCTTAGCAACAGCTAGCCTTGGGGCTTGTTCAATTGCCTGACCAAATGCAGGAACAACCTTGCCCAACTTAGACCACACACTATCATTCAAAACTTTAGACAATTGTTTACTATCCATCTTCCCTGTTATATAAATAGCACCATCTTGAGCATTCTTAGCTATCTCATCTTGAATATTTTTAGCTATCTGATTCTGATAAAATACACCACCTAAACCTCCACTCTCTTTCATAGAAGTGGCAAGCCTGTCCTCAACACGAAAAGCAGCTTTAGTAACACTTTTAATAATAGCTGCTGCTGATTTATGGATTCCAACCCCTGCCCTAAGCTGCACAGTCAAAGAATCAATAATACCATTCTTAACAGCAAACACTGGATTCTGAGATGTATAAACAGACCTAAAAAAACCATTAGCTGATTTGACTATTTGATCTAATTCCCAATTAGCCCTAGAACCTATACCACCAGGCCCCATCATGCTATCCCATAAAACTTTAGGAACAGCCTTAGCATTAGCATCACCAAATACAACCCTTCTTCCATCCTTCATAAACTGAATATAACCTGCCTTCTTGTCGGAATCATATATTTCCTTAGTAGCCTTTCCCTTGGCGTTAGTCTTTCTCACTTGAGCTCCACGAGAATCAATCTCATAAAACTCATCAGTCACATCCTTCAAATTCAATTCTTCTGGAATACCAGACCTCATAAACTTCCTGTATAGCTGATTCTTACCTATATTGACTTCATTCTTAATTAACTCCTGACCCAATAACTCATCTATCATAGGTGGTAGCTTATACTTACTTCTATCGTTTGCAGCCAAGTTATAAATATCTCGTTCAACATTGCCCAAACGAGAACGACTGCCTGCAGCATTTGGAACATCTACAAAATCATCACTAATCTTGTTTTCCAAATAACGTGAAGGGCTATAAAACTTGTAATTCCTAGTAAAATAGTCATACTCGGATCGACTGATTATCTCATTGTTCAAAAGCCTTAATCGTTCACCTTGATACAACTTAGATGTTCTAAGCAAACCCTTCTTCATAGCATCTACTTGAGCCTGGGTATACAAATTACCTGTTGTAGGATTAGTTTGCTGCAACCACCAATTATCATCATCCCAGTTTTTCAACATAGATAAATCTGCCTCTGTTTGAGTTTGTCCTTCAACCTTTTTACCAATACGTATATACGCAGCATTGTCATCTATTTTTAAGTTTTTACTTTTATCAAAATACTTAGGAAAAAAATTATCACCTATCTCCTTACCTACATCGCCCTTAAAAACAGGTGCATTTTGTTGAGCAACAGAATGATGTTTAAGCCAAACCTTAGCAAATAACCTCTTCTCAATAACATCTGTAGTAATACCAGTTTGCAATAAAGGTTGTATTTCATGTATGTGAAAATTAAGCCATCTATTACCACCCCTTAAAGCACCAACTCCTGTAACCCTAGGCAATATATCACCAAAAGAAACAACTTTTTTAGCAAGGTCTGTCAAACCAAATGCTGAAGGAGAAGAAGGATGCCCTGGCCTAGTCCTACGAGCCTGTGCTAAATAATCTTGTAAAATCCTAGTGCCAAATTGTCCATCCCACCACTTCATCACATTAGTAACAAAGCCATCTGCACTACTATGGATAGGGAACTTCTTTGTAACACTATTGACTGCATTATCTACCTTCTCAGAAGCAGTTTTGCCCACCATCTTGTTAGCAGTGTTACGAATAGCTCCACCTTTTATCGCATTCCGAATAGCATCTATACCTGTATTAAAGGGAGTTTCCACATTATTACCAAATCCATCTCTAACGGACTTGTAAACTCTATACCCCATATCAGCTTCCCTGGGATTCTGTAAAGTATAAAATTCATCTTTAAACCACTTTGCTCCTTCTTTACCATAAAACCTAGCATCACTAGAAGCAAAAGCCTCATCTACTAACATCTCAGGACTCTCTGCGAATATATCATTAGCCTCTCGCCTTACATCAGAAGCATTCCTTAAATCTGGCAAAGCTTCAAACTCATTAAGCCGTAGCTGTTTTGTATCAGGATCGACAAAAGCAGGCTTCCCTGCTAATAAAGTAGGCTCATCAGGAACCTCCATCCCTGACCTTCTTAAGATATCCCTTTCCATAGCACCACCAACCTTCATAGCAACGTCAGGGTCAGTCAATGTTTCCTCATAAGGAACAAACTTTAATTTGTTAGTCTTAGGGTCTATAAACCTTTGTTTACCCCTCTCGATTCGAACAACCCTGTCATAATCGTCAGAAGTCCAAGTTTGATTGGCTCTATTCCCTGCTTTTAAAGCAGCATCTTTCGCTTCATTAGCAGTAGCAACAGCCCCAGGTTTGAATACCTTAATCTCGTCTTGCCCCAAACCATACTTATCAATATGCCCACGAATAAGCTCCGTGTTGTAATCAGTATAAAGCTCTTCATTTTGTCTCATAATCTCATGAAACTCTTCTGTCTGGTTCTTTACCCTAGCAGCTTCAGTATCCCATTGCCATTGCCCTGGTTGATACTTGCCAGAAGAACCCTCGATAATCTCGGCTGCCCTAGCTTCTCTACCTACTTTACGAGCCCCTGCACGAAAGGCAGCAACTGCAGCAGGAGTAACACCTGTTTTTGCTCCAACAAAACCAAGACCCTTAGCAGTACCCTTAATAGGTAACTTCAGTGCCTTCTCAGCCCCCTTCTCCAAAACTTGGAAAGGATATAAACCAGCCTCTGCTCCCTTTAATCCTACTTTAGCCACAGGAGCTGCTTTACCTAACTTAGAAATAGCTGTGCCAGTTCTAGCTGCAGCAGAAGAAGCCCTAATAGCAGCAGTTGGAGGAATGGCTAAAAATGGAGCTTCCTGCAATGCACCCCTAACATGCTTAGGTAATTCATACATTTCCTGCTCCATCATCCTTAATTCCCTGCCAGTTAACTGTCTGCCAAGTTCAGCTTCACGCCTTGCTTCTTCGTCTCTCAACCTTTGTGCTTTTATAGTATTCTGAGGAGCTAACCTAAAATTCTGTAATGAAGGGATGTTCTCTCTGGCTACACCACCAATACCTCTAGCAAGTAAAGATAATGGATTAGCCTGAGCAACTGCACTCCAAGAAATACCTCCATCTGGAGTTTTAAATGCCTCCCACCTTCTTTCAGGGTCTTTAGTTATACCCTGTATCGGAGAACCTGCTATAATCTGACTAACAAAAGGATTCACAGCTTTTTGAGAAACACCCTCAATAAAACCAAGCCCTTGTTTGATACCAGGCAAATTAACAAATCCCTCGAATGCTTGCCCTCCAGCTTGACCTAAAGTTCTGCCTGCATGCTGAAATGCTGGCCTGAACTTATCCCAAATACGTGGGTCATTCATGTTGTTATTTTGCATAGACATTAAAAGAATATGTACCTTGTACTAGGAGCAAACCTACTTGTTGACACTCCCTTTTGATACGGGGTTAACCTCGAATATCTTTCGGTAAATGGATCTTCCTGTAGATACTCAGCAAAAGTGCTAACAGGTTGAGATTCCTCTCCCTTAGCCCTTCTACCATATTCCCTACCAACATCTCCTAAATACCTGTTGTAAAAGTTAGAATACTGACCCATAGCCCAGTCCTGTGCCCTTTGTCCCCTTGCTGATTGCTGGGGAGAAACAGACATACCAGTATCCCCCTGTGGCATCCAACTACTAGCGGCTCCCATAAAAGTCATCTGAGGATCAACGTCTAAAAGGTTAGTATAAAAGTTATCAAATGCGTTATAGTCTCGTTCAGGCATGTTAGAAACCTCCCCTTGTCAATAATGGATCCTCTAATGCCCCATAAGTGGATTGAGTCACTTCAGGACTCCATCCTCCACCAATATAACCACCAGTCATCTGGTTAGCCTTAGCCTGTAACCCTATTACATCAGATGATGTTGGCCTCATTTGCCTGATAGTTGCTTGTTGAGCTGGAGTATATGCGTTTTCTAATGGAGCAAAGTTATTAAAAGCCGATGGTTGTTGTTGTTCTCCTCCAAGTCCACCAGCAACCCATCTTGCAAAGTTAGCAGCACCTACCTCTTGTCCGTATTGAGCCTGCATTGTGTCATAAATGTCAGACAAGTTACCATAAGCCCTTTGTCCCATACCTGGTCTCATTCCCAATGAAGCCATCGTGGTATTAAGTATTCTACCCTTAATCTCTTTTGGCCCCAAATCTTCACCAAACACAGCTCCATACCTAAGCCCTGCTGCACCACCAGGTCTGCCACCTGTAGCAATCTGAGATAAATAATCTGACAACCCTCCATAAGAAGACCTGATATCTGCCATAGGAGCTCTTTGTCCTGCACGTAAATACCTCGCAAAAGCCTCTCCTTCTAACTGTTCATCATCTTGTCCTGCAGCAAAAGCCCCAAGGTCTATATCAGAACCAGGTCTTGTCGCAGAAAGCATAAACCTACCCATTGCAGGTTGATATCCACTATATAAAGCTCCAGTTCTCTGAGCTCTAGCTAATTCAGCTACACTAGGCTGTCCTCCAAACTGTGCCAGTCTGTACTGTTGAAAAGCCTCCTCTGGAGATGCCATCGACTGTGCTAAACTAATTCCATATGGGGAAGGCGTAGGTAATGCCCCTAAAGGCTGTGTCTGTATCATTTGCCCACCAGCTTGTCCTTGAGTCCCCCATTGTGGAGTAAGTGCCATTCCAGCAGTCGTATCTGAAGCCCCTGGAGCCGCCGCTGGAGCAGGCCCACCAAAAGCCTCTGTTCTCCAGCCCTGAACCGTCTTAGATGCCTTAGATGCAGTAAACCCTCTGTTGTTAATCAACCAAGTCTCAGCATCTAAAGAACTAAAATCAGGATCATTTAATATTTTGTTTTTTAAATCCTTCTCGTCTCTAATACCAGTCGCTTTTGCCTGCGTCTCCCTTGCCTTAGAAACACCTTGAGACTTAATTAAAATGTCTTTAGATTTATCCAGCTTTGCTTTAGCAGCAGCAGCAGCGTCTTTATCTGCCTTAGAAGCCCCCTCTTTATCTGCCTTAGTCTTAGCAGCGTCAAAATTCGCTTGGTCTTGATTAACAGTGTTTGTAGCTATGTCCACACCTGGTATCGCATCTACACCACCAACTGGATCTGCATCAACCCCAGCTAAGAATGGATCTACTTCCCATCCTGGAGTTAAGCCACCAGTCTCTTCCTGCCTAGCCTGTCCTGCCAAAAGAGCCTGCCTTTCAGCCTCAGCTCTTGCTCTTTCCTGTGCAAACCAATCCAGACCTCCTCCTTCTGCAGCTTCTTGTGTCTTTCCATATTGTTCCAGAGCTTCAGGGGTACTTGTATCCCATCCTTCATCAGTCCAACCAAAAGAACCAGCAGGTAAACCTGCACCTCTGTCAAATTTATAACCTGGCATAGTTTCTCCAGTAACAGGATCTGTGTATGCAGCTCCTCCTGTTGCAAGACTACCTCTAACATTAGGATCTTGATAAGTAGCCTCAAACATAGATGAAGGCATAACATCTGTCTGGTACTGAGCAAACGCATCTTCTGGCGTTGTATATCGCACGTCTCCAGTAGCAGTTTTGTAAGCAGTGCCAGCAGGGAGATCCATCTGCCTCTCTACATCCCATCCCTGTATTCGAGATATCGCATCACGATAAGCCATTCCACCTTGAGCCCTGGTTGGCCCCATAGGATTCTGTAATACCAGTAATGCAGTTTCTTCATCTATCAATCCGTTTCTTAAATCTGCCTGTAACTCATCTAATATAATCTGCATATTAGTAACATTAGAACGAATATCCTCTGGCATTTTTCCTGTTTTCCATACAGCTTTTGCACTTTTTATATAATCATCTGACGTTGGTATTCTTCTCTCTGGTGTTGCCATTACTCACCTCCTGCTGGTGGTACTAAGCCTAAACTTGCTAATCTTCCTTCAGTGCTTCGTGCACCTGGTCTTGGTGTTCCTGGCGGAACTGATGGGCCAACAGGTGCTGTAGGCATTGGAGGTGGAACCCCTAATGCTGCATTAGGCATAACTGTTGGTGGTAACATTGGCCCTGCTCCTCCCTGCGGAGGCATACCCTGTGGTGGCATACCCTGTGGCGGAGGTGCTGGTTGTTGAGCTTGCATCATCTGACCTACCATCTGCATTTCTTCCATGTGTTTAGTCATAAACAAACGTCTCAACTCTGACTGGTACAATTCAGCCAAATCTTCTCTGCCTTGTCGATTAGCTGCCTGTAACAGCGACCATAAAGTAGCTTCAGGCAAGGTGCGTTCTGCAACTTGCGTTTTAATAGCATCTTCCATCTGGTCTGCTGACTGTAACCCTAAAATATTGTCTCGTATATAAATATCTGGTAACAATGGAGTCTGTCCTTCTCTCGCAATCTGTGCCATAGACATCTTACCCATTTCGTCCTGTGGAAGCTGGCCTATAAAACTAACTTCAACATCACCAGCGTTTTTAATCATATCAGGAGTAACTTCTTCTCTGAAATACATCCTGTTTTTATCTTGTCCACTTACTTCAAATGACTTAAATGCACCAGATATATACTGGTCACACATAAGTTGAAATATAGATCTGTGTGCTTTTTCCATAGCTTGTAATCTGGGAACAAGCACAGTCTCAACCCCTTGTCTCAATGTATTTATAGCAAATCCAGATAGTTGAAATTCCAACTGGCCATAAATAGAATGAGGCAAACCTCCTCTTTGCATCTCACCAGAAACTAAACCCATAAACGCACCAGTTTCCTTAGACATCTCTAGTAAACCTAATGGTTCTACATCTTCCCCCTGACCTAATGCTATTTCTGAACCTTCTACATATGGATCTTCTTCAAGTGTCTTGTTTCCATCTCTGGATTTAATCTTTAATCCCTGCTTTCTCGACCTTGCAGTCAACTCAAGCATTGTACTCATCATAAAATTATGTTTTTCAAATAATTCCCTGGAAGATTTAAAACATGATTCTCCGTAATCTTCTATCGTATCTAAATTTCCTGTCTCAGATATTGCCTGAACTAACGGAGTAGCACCTACTGGCCCTAATACAACAGGAACTTTTTTGGAACCATGCTTGGTTCTTTTCTTTAAAACAGTATCATCAGTGCAAACTATATTATCTTCTGAATCATAAAAATCATAAACATCTATTCCATCATCGTCATCTGGGCCTTTGCCTTCTCCCTGAAGCTCTACTCCCCAAATTGCCTTGATCTCAGTAGGAGTCCTCTTTGTCTTATAACAAGCCCAGGCTAAACCATTTTTGCCTTCACCCCAGTATGTATGCAACGGATCCCATGGTTGAATCTCAACATGAGTATCTCCTTCATCATCTTTAACCATCAATGCCCTAATCGCATACCACCCCCTCAATACAACAAACCACGCTAACTGATGCCTTACTGTTGGTTGTAACTTGTCAACTAACCTGTCATTAGCAGCCTTTAGTAACCCAATTAAGAATCTTTCCTTAGCATCATTGTTCTCTCGGTCTTCTCTTTCTGAGTTTCCATAAGGAATTCTCACTACCATCTCGGCAGAAGATAACCAGGAGATCAGTTTATCTGCATATACCTGTGGTTCATTAGAAGTGTAAGATTGATAACCTTCACCAGCATCAAACTCCTCTAAACGATAAAGTTTGTGGTCGTTATCCATTCTTGTACGCAATGGCTCAGTCAAATCATAGTGATTATCTACTAAGGCAATAATTTCTTCTGGTTTATAGTTAGCCATTTACCACCTTCTAACCTTTATAGTTTTATTTTCAGTGATATAGCCATAGCCATACCTGTTAATCAAACCATAGATGACTGCCTTTATACCATGATTATACCTGTCTTCAGGGGTTTCACCAACTATTGTACCATCCCGATCCATTTTCCATCTATATGCCCTGGTCTGTTCATCAAATGGATTTGGTCTTATGCCAAACTCGGATAATATACCTTTACAATTAGGACTAAATACAATTTTTGGCTCTCTTTTGTCAATAGGATCAGTTTTTAAAAATGCTTTTAATCTTTCAGTACCTTCGTTAATTCTTATCTTCTGAGAATCAAAATAAATTCCAGTCTTATCCATCCATACCTCCGCTGGTGCTGCCATTGCCTGATGCTGAAACCCAGCTACATCAATAACCCCAAACCTAACATCTTTCCACCATGGTTTAGACTGTGCAATTTCTATGATTTCATCAGTAATTAAATCTCTTTCATAGATCTCATCAATAACCCGTACCTGATCGTTAACAACCTGTACTACTTCACAAGCATAAGCCTCTGAATAACCAGGATCTATCCAGATATGTACTGGAATATCAGGCTCGTACTTAACATCCTGAATATGAATGTCTGCCCTGATCTCTGTGAACACTAATCCCCTTGGTGGAGATGGTATCCCTTCAATTCTTTCCATGAAAAAATCATCAGAAGATGCCCTTTCTAAAGCTAAAATCTCAGGGTCTTGCCTGCCACCAGGATATAAATAACCATTAGAATAACTTGGAAGTGAAAATGACTGCTCATCATCAACTGAAGAATGTTTCCATGCCTGAAACATTTGTGGATACCAACCCAATGATCCCTCAAACGTACCTGACAAAAACATCCACCCACGCCTAGGTGCACACCTACCTCGTAACCTATGGAAAGTTTCTAAATCTAACTGAGATGCCTCACATCCTATTATGCCATTTGGTGCACGCATAGCTAACGTCCTGGGATCCTTAGCTGATTTAGTTTCTATTCTAGTCCCATCTGCAAGTAGAATCTTGCCTGGGTCTACTCTTTTAGATGCTTCCTGTAACACACCCATAGACCCAAAATCCTCAACTAAATATTCAAACTCTGCCCTTGTTCTCTCGTAATCAGCAGCAACTAACCAATATAACCCTGGATCAACATCATATACCCTAGCCAGTAAATACTTAGCCGCAACCATTGACTTTCCCGCCTGCTCACCACCAGCTACTAATGTAAATCTCTTCCTTGATTCTAAAATCGGTAACTGAAGCTCAGTAGGTTCAAATGAAACCTTACTGTAAATCTCGTTAGCATGCTCTATAGCACCACCTAAAGACTTTTGTGTACTTACCATTACTCATCCTCTGGTTTTTTTTGGTCTATAACCTTAACATTAGCACCAAGCCTCCTGAAACTATCCCTCATGTCCCTCATTAATTCCTTGGCGTCTTCATTAGAATCACTAACTTGCGGTCTATACTTTTCTGGCCAGTGTGCATTTAGTAATGCTATCAAAAGCGTAGGATTGTCAGATACCTTCTGGGCTAATACCCTGGTAACAGCTAAATCCTGTAACGATTCCCTGAAATTATACTTGGCGTTATCAAATTTATCCCTGAAACCATGAATATCTGCCCTGTTCCAGCTCTGAACTGTCTCCCTATTCAAGGAAATGCTTTCACAAGCCCCCTTAATGCTGCCTATCATGCCGTAAGCAGTAAGAAATAACTCCTGTCGTTTCATAACATCTGCTGGAGTTATACCATTTATACCAGTGTTAGATGCACCCATTACTTTTTCCCTTTATGATTCTTGTTGTTATCCCTACTGCGATTCCTTTTGTGAGAAATAATCCTGGTTCCACCTTTGTAATGATCTACTTCAGGCTTCCTCCTAGGATTACCAGCTCCATTAGCAGTCTTGGTAACACTACCTGCCTTAATTGCTTTGCGTCTAGCTGTATTTCTAGCAACCCTTTTCTTCATCTGACCAGGAGTCTGATTCTTTTTTCGTTGCCTAACTGTCTCTTTAGAAGCGTTAGCTTTGTATTGTCCTTTTTTAGGCATTAATACTTCTTCTTCATCTTCTTGCCAGTCTTCTTAGCAGCTTTCTTAGCTTTAGCCATACCAGCTTTCGTATATGGAAACTTCTTTTTTCCTACTTTAGGCATGTATCACCTCCATGAAACAGGTTCTTTGTTCTCTAATTTAAAATACCACACATGTTTGTTTTCGCAAATACTTCTAAGTAAATTAAGCCTTCTAGTTTTCTTAGATTTATAAGTTTTCTTATCCCTGTAACAAAATGGACACCTACTAGAAATGACTATTCTTTCAAACCCAGACTTGTAAATTTTAAAGTCCGTGAACACCTCTACGTCAGGATACCCCTGCTTAGGTCGGTCTTTTCTCTTGTCTGCAATCAACTTCTCATCATAAGGCACTATTTTTCTGTCGAAAAACTCTCTAGGTTTCGATTCCTCTTCTTTTCCGTATGTATATCTAGCCCATCCACAATGTATGCAGCAAATCTCTGTGTACCCTGTATATCCGAAAATGCTACCAGAATCACTAATTTGCCCCGAACATCTAGGACAAACCTCTATCATCGTTAACATAGCCGTATGTTAGCATAGTAGGGCAAGGGTCGTAAACAAAGAAGTGACTGCCTTCACTATGCGACAACGTCTGGCAAAGCATCTTTGTGCTAAACCAGGTTACCCTTGCACTTTTTGTGATATAATATCTACACTAATAGTTGTTTCTCCAACAGGTTAGTAACTAGGGTGTCGCTAGTATTCAGCTCTGAAAGTTTAGGTCTTTTTTTGTTTATGACTGGTGACACCTCTCAATCTCTCCCATTACGTATCATAAGTATCGTTATTCACTTTACACATGATAAAATAACGACAGGGCTGGTGAAAACAATTAGATGTTCTCCATCCAAATATCCCCCAGCCCTCCCAACTCATTTGTCACTGATCTAGTCTATACGCACGCACGATCGCACGCACGGTACACTGGTAACACTAGTAACATAGTTACACTAGTAACATAGTTACATTATTACTGTAGTGTAACTAAAGGGGTTACATTAGTAACAGTAACATAGTAACTATGGTACAGGGGGAAGGGTTCTGGAAAAGGGGCTTTTTATGCAAAATAATCTGTCACGGGTAGATACCAATACCACTACGAGATGCCAAGGGCTACCCCCTTGCCTCTGTTACCTCGCTTCGCTCACTAACAGGAGACAAAGGTGTTGCCCTTGTCACTCTCCGTGGCTAGGTTTTTGGTTACTTGTGGGGGCTCGTGCTGCTTCTTTACTGGAGGTTGCTGGGATTTGGTTTACTGCTGCCAATGTTACTTGCTGCCATTGTTACAATTGCAGCTTTGCAGCTTTTGCAGCTTTGTTACCTGGTTTTTTATGTTGACATACTTTGACAGATGCGGCCACAACAAGCCCAAAACCGTTACCGCTAACATTTGATATCATTAGCTATTGTATATTAATGTCACTTTTTTGTTTACTGATTCACTGTTTTTTTTGTTTTTTCATGTGCGTATTCACTATATTTTTAAAGTTTTGTTGTTATTTTTAATTATTGCTTTTTCTATTTTGAATATAGCTATGTTATTTATATACTATTGCTATTCTACAGTATCATTATATGATATACTGTATTCATAAATTAAATTATTGGAGTAACAAAAATGACTATCAAGAATCAAGATATAATATGCGATCCTTGCCTCGATTCACTACGTCTTAGTTGGCCAAATGATGAAGAAATAGTTTCTAAATATGGAGGAAAATATATTAACATAGATGATTTTTCGGAACGTCAATTGAGTAAATGTGTTGTATGTTATGAATGTAACCAATTAATTTGGGATGGCGAGGATTGCTGGGAATTAAAAAACAATTGTAAACCTTGTATAGAACATTTGCCTAGAACATTTGCCAGAGGATAAATTTTTAAAACGGTATCATCAAACCTTAATATCCAGGAGCAGCTTATAAAACAACACAATTAAATACAATCATTAACATTAAATTAAAACGGAGTAAGTAACAATGTCTAAAATACATATAGAAACAGATCAAGAATACAAGGATAGAATTTTTGATGATTTGTTAAAAGATTCTGAAATACTATCAAGAATAAAAGCAGTAGTAAACCGAGATACTCGACAACATTTAATATTAACTGATATTAAATTGATATTGAGATTTGGATATAAATTAAAATAGATTTCGGTATCATAAAACCTTAAA